AAATCGCCATGCGCTGGTTTGATGTTCTCTAATCGAACAGTGAGGCGCCCAAATCAGCACTCTTATGACGCTGAATTCCCTACACTGAAGCGGCCGTATGAAGCGAACATGGAGAGCCATCGTCAGAACTGGCATCCCAATCTGGAGGACCTCACATGGCTATGGCATCCGACACTCTTGCGCCAGTCGCAGACATACGCCCCGAGATCGAGGCCAACGCATAAGGACCCCCGTCATGGAAGTCACCATTCGCTTTGCAAACCCGCGCACCGCCAACGACAGCGTCGACCGTGCCCTTGGCTGCATCCTTCTCGAAACCGAGGCCAAGACCGCCAAACGCCTGCTGGGCGGGTTTTACTTCGACACCAACCGGACCCCGCAGGATATCTTGGACGCCTTCGCGGCGGACGGGTTCGAGAAAGAGGACTTCAAGAGCATCGAATTCTCATGGTCCTGAGCCAGCCGCGCACAGTTGGGCAGACGGATAAGACCATGACCAAAACGATCCACACACCCACAGCCGAGATGCCAGATACAATCGTCGCCGACGGACGGACCTTTTATCGAACGAAATACAAAGGCACGTCCCTGCCCGCCTGCCCATTTGGCCCGGGGCATTCGACCCATGAATACTGGATCGCGCCTGATGACGACAGTCTGCGCCTTTACGCCATCAGCCCCAGCCAATTCTGGATTGATTGACCCGGCAGTGGTGCAACTCCCCTGCCCGGCTGGTCCGGGCTTGTGGCGGTAGAAGGCGCGCAATCCTGCGCACCATGATCACAGGGAAACGCCCAATGACCAACCGCACCATTCTGCCCAGCCAGAACACGGCCTATGGCTTTTATGGCACCGTCACGATCTGTCCCGAACGGGACTGCACCAGCGCCACCTTCTGGACCTTGGCCAGCACGCTGATCGCCGAGGCGGTCAACGCCCAAGGCGAGGCCGAAATGATCGGCATCCGTGACTTCCTCGACAGCAAGTTGGGCCGACACTTCGCCGACGAGGTGATCGACACACTGCGCACCGCGCGGACCGGCACCAAGGCCGCACTCGAGACGACGATCAACACATGGCAACGCCGCGGCATCTCCGCCCAGACCGAGGCCAGCCACGGCATCCCTGAAGGTTTGCCCCTTCTCGATGGCTGGGTCACCCATTATGCCATTCTGGCAGAAACCGACATCTGACACGCACATTTGGCGCGCTGCGCACCTGGTCGCGACGCAAGCTGTGGCGCGGCCCCCTCATGTGTTGCGATTTAACCTGCGTGTCTGCCGAAGGATTTGACCCATGTCCACATCGCGCGCCCGCGGCCAGACCATCACCGTCTCGCAAGCGGCCGCCCTACTGGGGCGCTCCGAGCGCTGGGTACAGGGTTTGGTTAAAGCGGGCTATATCGAGCGCGCCAATCGTGGCGAATACACCTTGGTGGCCGTCATCCGCGGCGCGCTCGCGTATTACGAAGACCAGATTACCAGGAACAACAAGGCCGCTGCCGCCACACGCGCCTCGGAGGCGCGCACACGGGAGATCGAGTTGCGCATCCGCGAACGCAGTCGCGAGCTGATCGCCATGGAGGACGCGCGTGCCGTTGTCGGAGAGATGGCCGCTCTTGTTCGGGCCGAACTTGCCGGTCTGGCAGCGCGCTATACACGGGACATGGAGGCGCGCCGGGTGCTTGAAGAGGTGATTGATGGCTCCCTCGAGCGCATTGCAGGCGGAGCGGAAAAAGCTGGCGCAGCTTTGGGCGCTGATCGCAGCGATCTGGAGGCCGAGCGAGAAGCGTGATCCGGCCGATTGGGCGGCGGTCCACCGGATTTACCCCGAGACGGCGGGTATTCCCGGCCCCCGGGATCCCGGTCTGACACCTTACATGATCCCCTGGTCTGCGGCGGTGCATCGGGGCGGCTACCGCCGGGTGGTGGCGGTGACCTCGGCGCAGTCGGGCAAGACCGACAGCATGCTGGACATTATCGGCGCGCGACTCGACCAGCGCCCGGCGCCGATCTTGTATGTGGGCCCAACAAAGGAGTTCCTGACCGACCAGTTTGAGCCGCGGCTGATGGCGCTTCTCGATGAGGCCGACACGCTGGCCAACAAGGTGGTGCGCGGGCGCCGGATGAAGAAGACGCTGAAGCATGTGGCTGGTGTGCGCCTGAGACTGGCCCATGCAGGATCGTCCACGGCGCTCAAATCTGACCCGGCGGCGCTGGCGCTGATCGATGAATACGACGAGATGATGGCCAATGTGAAAGGCCAAGGCGATGTGCTGGGCCTGGTTGAGGCGCGCGGCGAAACTTATGCCGACTTCGTGACGGCGATCACCAGCACACCGGCGCGAGGCCTCGTGGAAATCGAACCGGATGACACGAGTGGCCTCGAGTTCTGGGCACGGTCGAACCCGGAGGATTTGGAGAGCCCGATCTGGAAGCTCTGGCAGGAGGGCACGCGGCACCACTGGGCCTGGCCCTGCAAGCATTGCAGGGAGTTCTTCATCCCGCGGTTCAAACAGCTGCGCTGGCCCGAGCGCGCGACACCTGCACAGGCGAAACAGGCCGCGACGCTGGACTGCCCGCGCTGCGGTGGCCAGCACAGCGAGGCGGATAAACCTTGGATGAACGCCCGCGGTGCGATGGTGGCCCCAGGGCAGAGCGTCACGCTGAAGGATGATGCGCCTCACGTCATGGGCGCCCCCGCCGAAAGCTCGACCCTGTCGATGTGGACATCGGGGCTCTGCTCGCCCTTTGTGACCTGGGGGCAGCGCGCGGAAACCTATCTGACCGCGCTGCAATCCGGCGATCACGATCGCATTCAGACGGCGATGAATGCGGGCTTTGGTGAATGCTACGCCATGACCGCCTCGGGCGATGTGCCCGACTGGCAAGAAATCATGGAGCGACGCCAGCCGTATCGGCCGGGCGATGTGCCTGCGGGTGGCCTGCGCCTCGCGATGGGCGTTGATGTCCAGAAGTTCAGCCTGGTCTATGTGATCCGGGCCTTTGGCGCGCGGGGCACATCCTGGCTCATCGACAATGGCCAGCTTTACGGACCCACAGAGGATGACGATGTCTGGTCAGCGCTGGCGGACCTGATGCTGACGCAGGTGGGTGGGCTGCAGATCGAGAAAGTTTTCATCGACTCCGGCTTCCGGCCGGACAAGCCGGAACTGGGGAACGAACACAAGGTCTATGAATTCTGCCGCCGCTACAGCTGGCTGTGTTCGCCCACCAAAGGGCGGGATCAGCAAAGCCCGCCATACCGGGTGTCCAAGATCGAGGTGAAGCCCGATGGCAAAAAGGCGCTCTATTCGATCGACCTGGTCACGCTCTCAACCGACTTCTTCAAGTCGCTGGTGATGTCGCGCATCCGCACGCCGGCCGATCAGCCCGGGGCGTTCCATGTGCATGAGGTGGTCTCGGAGGATTACTGTAAACAGCTGACCTCGGAGGCGCGGGTCGTGATTGAGGGCAAGCCAGTCTGGGTAAAACGCTCGCGCAACAACCACTTTCTCGACTGCGAGGCCCTTTGTGCTGCGATCGGCTACACGCTGAATGTTCAGCGGATCCCTGAGGGGATTGAGCGTGCGCCGCTACGTGAGGCGGCGGTGCCGGAGGGGCATGACCCAACAACAGTGACAGCGCCAGTGCCTGATCGATCAGGTTTGGCAGCATCTCACGCATCACCGGCTCCTGACAGCGCTGCCAAACTGCGCGGGCGGTTCACGCGCCAAGGCAGCCGGTTAAACAGGTAACGACATGTCCATGATTGGAAGGCTGAAAAACCTGCTGACTGAGGTGCTGCCTCAACCAGCGGGGCCGGAGGGGATGAGCCTCCCCAGACCCTCCGGCAAATACATGCGCGGCGGCCGTGGCGTCACCTTCGCCGGTTGGAAACCCGCGCTCAGGGAAGCCCAAGATGATATCGGCGAGGCTTGGGACGACGCGGCCGCGCGTGTCAACGATCTGCTGCACAACAGCGGTTGGCTGGCCGGTGCGCTGGAGCAGTGCGTGGCCAATACCGTGGGCACGGGGCTGCAGCTGAAGGCACTGCCGGAGAACGAGACGTTCGGCATGACGCCCGTGGAGGCCTCGGACTGGGCCAAGACGGTGGAGCGCCGGTTCGAGCTTTGGGCGCGTAATGCTCAGGAATGCGACATTCAGGGCCTGCGGACCTTCGGCCAGATGCAGGCGGCGGCGTTCAGGTCCTGGTTGGTGACGGGGGAAATCCTCGCCGAACTGCCCTGGCGCAAGCGGCCTTGGAACCGCTACGGCACGAAGGTGCGGCTGCTGCCGCCGCAGCGGCTGTCGCGCAAGACGGAAAGCATGCGCCGGCTCATCAACGGGGTCTATACGGATGCCGATGGCATGCCGGTGGGGTACCGCGCGATCCGCAAGGACCTGTTTCGTCACGATGTGGAATACGATGTGCGCGCGCGGGACCGTGCGGGACGCCCGCGGGTGATCCACATCTTCGAGGGCGCGCCCGGCACCCATCGGGGCATCTCTCCACTGGTGCCGGCACTGCAGGTGGCGCGGCAATTCGATCAGCTGGCTGATGCCACGCTGATGGCGGCGATCGTTCAGACGCTGTTTGCGGTGACCATCACGTCGGACGAGCCGACGGAACAGGTTCTGCAGGGGCTACTGACGCCCCAGGAACAGGCGCAGATGCTGGCGCAGGGTATCTCGCCGATGGAGGCCTATATCGAAATGGTGGCAGGCTATTATGACGGCAGCACACTGGATGTGGGCATCAATGGCCGC